ATGCGACAAATTGTTCTCGATACCGAAACGACCGGACTCAACCCACGCTCCGGCGACCGCATTATTGAAATCGGCTGTGTTGAATTAATCGATCGCCGCCTGACCGGTAACAACTTTCATCACTACATCAATCCGGAGCGGGATTCGGAAGAGGGCGCGCTGGCAGTGCACGGCTTGACGACCGAATTCCTCAGCGACAAGCCGAAGTTTGCCGAGATCGTCGACGAATTTCGCGACTACATCAGCGGCGCAGAGGTGGTTATTCACAACGCACCGTTCGACGTCGGCTTTCTCGATGCCGAATTGAAACGCGTCGAGATGCCGCTGTTCAAGGATCACGTCGGCGGAATCCTCGACACGCTGCAGCAGGCCAAGGAACTGCATCCGGGCAAGCGCAATTCGCTCGACGCATTGTGCGACCGTTACGGCGTATCGAATGCGCACCGCACCTTGCACGGCGCCTTGCTGGATGCGGAGTTGCTGGCTGAAGTCTATCTGGCGATGACGCGCGGCCAGAATAGTTTGAGCATGGATCTTGGCGGGCAGGATGCGGACAGCGATGGTATCGCGCTGGAAGTCGTGGCGATTGCCGACATTTTATTGCAGCCGGCGACGGCAGAGGAACTTGCCGAACATGAGTTGTTGATGCAGAGTCTGGACAAGGAAGTCAAAGGCCAGTGCCTGTGGCGCGCAGCAGTAAATTGATACGCGCATGCTTTTGTGAGATAATTTGCGCCGCTTCGGGAGGTTAGCTCAGGGGTAGAGCGATCGCCTCACACGCGATAGGTCACAAGTTCGAAACTTGTACTTCCCACCAGAATTTCTCCTATGAAAAGTAAAAATTACTTATTTTTCAGGGATAGCACAGGGATAGAAGCGCCAATTTGAGCTTCTATTTTCCCCATCTCGCGGTCATCATCTTGATCTGCAATCCAGTCCGCATAATCCCGATAGAACACCTCAAGGCTATGGCCTAGCTGTGCCGCCATGTACGCCGGTCTAGCGCCTGACATCAGGCCAATGGTCGCATAAGTGGCTCGGGTGTTATACGGTCGTCTGTAGCGGATTCCTAGCAGTTTTAAGGCCGGCTTCCAGTATGGCTCACTTATATTCTGCTCCTTCGCCCACGGTCTATTGGTAGAAGGGTTATGGAATACACGGCCAGATTTATCCAACAATGTCCATGCCTTTTGACGCTTCAATGCGTCTAGCGCCCGATTCGTCAGCTTGACGGTGCGCTCGCTAGATGTCTTTGTTTCCTGCATTTCTCCGCGAACGAAAGACTGCCTGATGACGACAATCCGCTTGTGCAGATCGACATTCGCCCAATCCAGCCCTAAGCCTTCACCGGTGCGCAGCCCACTGAAAAACATGAATTCGTAGAAGTTGGCGACCTGCTGATGCTGCTTTTCGTGCAGGCTGGCAATGATTCGGTTCGCCTCAACAATGCTGAACGGATCTGGCTTCTTGCGTTGCCACTGAGCATTTTCAATGGTCGCGCATGGATTTTTATGGATAACCCCATCTGCTACCGCGAGGTTAAACACGGCGCGCAGCATATAAAGCATATTGTTGCGGGTGCGGTTGCTGCTCCACGTTCCACTCTTTAGAGCGGTTGTAATGTCTGAATGCGTGATTTTATCGACGCGCTTCCGTCCGAGTGCCGGCTTCCAGAAGTTCTCCTTCATCCGCTTGTACTCGGATAAGGTAGAGGGCTTCAGTTCAAGCTGTGCATACCACTTGTCCATAAACTCACCTACCGTGCCAACATGATCCGGCTTGGCATGGCGCGATTGTGGGAAATAGTCGGCATAGGCGAATAGGCCAGTTCTGACCTTATCGCGAACTTCGGCTGCAATTCGCGTCGCATATTTAATATTGGCAGGGGTAGGGTGGAGTGGCTCGTTATCCAGGCAAATAGTCTCTTTGCGCTGCTTACCTTGGAAGGTAAAGATAATCCGAATACTCGTTTCCCGTACCTCTACGCCGCTTGTCCTCGGGCCCATGCGTTATATGCTTTATAGCTCATTGTTATGTGACCGTCTGGGGCGCGGGTGTAATGCACGCCTTCCAACCATTTACCATCCTCGATCTTGCGCCGTACCGCCTTGTCTGAATATCCGGTGAGGGCGCAGAACAGCGGGATCAGCATCATATCTGCTTCGATTCTTGCGTTCATTTATCCTCCTTAGCCTTTCTGACTTCTCTAAGCTCGACCGGACCATCCTGCCCATAGACTGCGGCATAGTGCAGCGCCTCTCTTTGCGCGTCTTCTCTGGGCCCGCTCGATGACGCTACGCACATGCCGTCCTGCCATATCTCAAATGTTGCTCGATCTGTACTCACTTATCCACCTCTTGCGCTGGTTGGTCTGGTTGCGGTTTGGCGATATACGGCTGCATAGTGATACTTGATGACATATCAATGCCTTCACGATTGCAGTATTTCGCTATCCCAAAAATATAGCCGTCGATATTTGGCGCTGTATTTGCGCAGTGATTTTGCATGTGCATGGCAAGGCAGCTATTAGGCCCGATAACGCGAGTTGTCCCGCGCTTGGTAGGCTCGTATTCAACTGTCGCTATAAATGACATGCCAGCCGCGATGCATAGCTCTGCAATCTCGACGAGCTTTGGCGCAATCACTTCGTCGTAATGTTGTTCGCTCATCCCTGCCTCCCCGCATCAATTGAGTTATCCGGAATTTCCGGACAACTGACAATCCCCGCATCACTAGCCTGCTTGCCCAACTGATCGACAAGATCATCAAAGTTGCCTTGGCCTGCGATGTTTTGGTTATACAGTTGCGAGAACTGGCGAACATTTAGCCTGCGCACGATTTCGTAGCGGCGTGCTGCATCATTTACCGGCTCACTAGCCTGCACTGGCGATTGTTGTGATTGCAGGCAATCGATATGGTCTGCAATCTGACCAGCCAAGCGACCGGGAATGATGACAAGATCGTTATGCGCACGACGACGAAGCCATGCCGAGATATTGCCCTTGGCTTCGGGATCGCTCGCATCTACCGCCTGCATCGCCATTGCAGATGATGCCGGGGCGGCTTCGATAGGTTCGCCGCAGCAAACAGTATTGCCGGCTTGTTTAACCATTTTCTCGCAGCACTTCCATTCGACAGGCTTTGCCATTCTCAAAAGGACTTCGCGTTCTACGTCTTCAATCAGGTCGCCATAACTTACGTCATCGCCTTGATCGCGCCATGCGTTATAGATCAATTCCTTTTGTGCGTCGGTCAGCACTGTCTTGATCTCTGCCATGATTAACCTTTCTTTGCAGCGAGTGCGCGCTGATCGCATGCAGGCCAGCCGCAATGCAGGTTATGTTGCTGACAACCGCCCGGCTGTTTGTTGTACTCGCAATGGCCGGTGGTATAAGTTGGTATCGCCTCACCTGCCACTGCTGGTGCTGTCTGTGCGATGGCTTGGCGTGCGTAGTCGTGTATCCATTCGATAACGTCGCTAGTGTTCGGGTTGTAGTGCAGAATGGACAGGTCATCGTCAGTAATTTTCGGTAGCTTAATTGGCGAGGTGCTCATGACTTTTCTCCACTCTCCCCTGCTGGCGCATTACCTTTGGCTGCGCGGATTGGAGACTGTAGATTTAAGATGGCATCTTGAACATCTTTCGCAAAATTGAGTTTCTCAGAATAGACCTCATCGAGTGGCAGTCTGCGCACTTCCTCAAAAGCCATTTTTGCGCACTCATCAATCACAGAATTACGGTTTTCAACTGTAGAGGAATCGTTGACAGTTGCAGCAGTGTTGATAGGGGCGGCGAATGTTGGCGGCTCCTCGATCAAAACGTTGCGGCACGCAGCCAGAACATTACCATTGAACGCGATCAAGGCATTCGACATGCGGGTAGCAAACTCGCCGGGAGATTCGATAAACGGCCACGATTTGCTCGGCACAGTGGCTACTATGGGAGCGGCAATATACATCGGAACTAATCCCATCCCTTCGCGCAATATTGGCTCTACTCGGCACAAGAAAGGAGCGATCAATGCTTTTTGCAAATGGTCTTTGCTTATGTAAGCGATAGGCGCTTGCACTGCTGGTGCTGGGAATGGCTGCGGGGTGGCGTAGAGCGGTTGCCATTCATCCGGCTTCTCATCGCGCATCATCTTGCCACCTACGGAATTGGCATGCACCGGGCCTTCGTACAGACCGTCACGCAATGGCCGATACCAAAACATTGGCGCAGCCTGTGGCGCTGGCTGGGTGGATGCGAGAGCGTTGCAGAAATGTCCGATTAGTGGAGCGCGGAAATCTGCCGGTATTTCTGCCTGCGTCATTGCATAACGCAAATGCGCGATAAGTTGCTCATCCGCACCGGATTGATCTACTATTACCTGCATCTGCTCAGGCGATACGCATACGCGCTCGCCGTCTTGGTGGTTGTTTTCCATGTCCATCCTTGTAATTTGTATGTCCCGGATTAGCCCCGCTATTGCAAGGCTACGGCTCCGGGCGGCCTCGGAAATTAAAACGGCGGTTTATCGTCCATGCCGCGAGATGCGGGCTTTGATGCTGGTGCCGGTGCTGCGTCGGACTTTGCCTCTTTGGGCTCAATCGACAGGCTGATGAATTCACCTTTAGCGCCGGTTTTCATCCAGGCAGATAGCCAGAACTCTTTCCCGCCCACGTTGATGCTTCCCTTGTAATCCGGGTGCTTGTCGCCTTGCTTGCGGTCATTGATAAAAAGGACGCCGCGATTTGTGTTGTCGTATTCAGCCATTTGGTTCTCAGTAGTTAATAGTTACGGATGGGATCTGATTCTTCGCGATCATTGTGATGACCAGCTTTGCGTCGTCTTCTGTGATGCCACCGGCCACCAGCGCTGCAACGGCCGCACGGTTGATCTTTGCCAGATGCGCTTTGTTGGCTTCGCGTTTGGCCTGGGCGTCAGCTTCTGCCTTGGCGGCAGCGGCCACGCGATCCTGCTCGGCTTTCACCGCGCGCTGCTTGTCGGCCTCCGCGCGCTCAATCGCATTCAGACGATCGCGCTCGGCGTTCTGTTCTGCTTCGACGCGGCGACGCTCGGCATTTTCTGCGGCGAGTTTGAGTTCAAGCTCACGGCGTGCAGCGGTTTCCTGTTCGCGCAGTGCCTTGTCACGCTCTTCCTGAATGGCGCGATCGGCTGCGGCTTTTTCTTCTGCTGCTTGCGCTGCTGCACGTGCAATTGCTGCCTGTTCGGCTTCGCGTCGGATCGCTTCTTCGCGATCTTTCAGCGCACGCGCTTCGGATTCGGCGCGCAGCTTGGCCAGTTCGGCGGCTTCCGCTTCGCGCTTCGTCTCAAGCGCCAGCTGATCGCGCAAACCGGCCAAGGTCGAATCCTTTTTCATTGCCGCCGAAGTAGCGAATTCCTGCCATGACTCATCAATAACAATTGCCTGGACGCGCTCAATTTCCGCTGCAATATCAGCACTATTGCCGTCAATTACCGTGCTTCCAATGTCGAATAGGCGTGTTTCAAGTTCGGCAATCCGGTCAGTTTCGTATTGCTCGATGCGGTCGATTTCGGCCTGATGAACAACAATCATTGCTTCAATACGCGCTTCGATTTCCTTTGCCTCGGCATCGATGGCTTTGCCGATCTTGATTGACTCGGCCTTTTCGTCCTTGCGAACACGCTCAAGCGCGCCCTTTGTCAGACGCAGAGTATTGATATGGCTGCGCGCTTCCTTGTTGCCTTTTTTGTCCGCGTAGTTGAAAACCAGTTTCGAATTGTTTTCTTCCAGTTCGGCAAGCTGCGCATAGAACGGGCTGTATGCGGCGACTGCTGAGATTGGTGCTTCCAAGAGTTCGGTAGTCATGCTGCTTCCTTCATGCGGAAAATGGATTCGTTCTTATCAACTACGCGGGAAAAGGCCAGCAACTGATCGACCATTTCATCAATGAATTTCTCGTCGCGCTCGACGCGCTGTGTGTAAAGCTGCTTGCCGACCGATTCAAGCTGCGGCGCATACATCACAAAGTCGCAATACTTTTTCCCGGTGATCCACATGCCGCCTTGCATCTGGTGCATGTAGTCGGACAAATCCTGATCGCGCCACATTTGCAGCACGCCGATTGCCGATGCCAGGCACTTGATTTCAATAATGCCGTCGTCGTTCAATTCGCCATCGGTGCTGTAACCGAACAAGCGATCGTCCGTGAGTACAACGCCGGATTCACTGGCAAGGTTGCCGGTGCGCGCTTCGTATTCCATGCGCGCCTTTGGCTCCAGTTCGGTGCCGCGGCGCATCTGCCATGAGTTGAATACTTCGTCGCATGGCAGGCCGCTGATGCGCTCCAGCGCCACTTGCGCGGCATACAGTTCCGACTTGGAAGTTGGCTTGCCTTTGGCAGTGGTTTCGACGGCATCACGGAACTTGCTGGCGGTGATTACGCCGCAACGTGCTTTGTGCCATTCCTCAGTGCCTTGCTCGCAATTTATGAAAATCATGGGTTACTCCGGTGTATAGGTTGCGTCGAAATCGGCCATTGCTTTGGGCTCGGGCTTTTTGAAATCAGTACCGCGCGCGGCGACTGCGGCCTTGAACTCGTCGTACGCAGTCATATCGCCGGTCGGCTTGATTTCTGCCAGCCCGTCAGTCCAGACCTTTTGTAGCGCGTCGGCATCCGGCGCGGCTTTGGCTGCATTCACCCATTTGGAGCGCAGGGCGGGGTCGCTAACCGGCGCGCCGGTCGATTCATGTGCCCGCAACTCTTCCGGCAAATCTTCAATATCCTGAGTGAAAATGTCGGATGCAGCGGTGACGTTGAGCGTCATCGCGATCATGGCGCGCTTGCAGGCCATCTTCAGGATGGTGTTCGACAGGTCAGCGGCTTCTGTGCGTACCTGCGTCTTTTTGTCGCCGTTCTTGTAGAATTTGAGGCGGCGCATGGTTTCTGGAGTGGCTTCAAATTCCTGAGTGCAAACAGCACCGCGCCACTTATATTTTTCTTCTGCGGATGAGCATTCGCCTGCACCTTCGCCCAATGCCGTGCCTGTAACTTGATGGCGACCGACGCAGATCACGCGGAAGCGGGCGACAAGGGCATCGCTCAAATCCTCAATGCGGTATTCCTGCGCGATGCGGAACGTCACGCACAGCTGCTCCGCGCCCGGCTTGTACAGCGTCGGCTTTGGCGTGCCTGGAATAGTCCCGTAGTGGGTATCCTTCTGCATGACCGCCTTCATTACCTGCTGAACCAGGTTCACGCGGTCGCGAATCTCGGAAACAGAAAAACGGTTCACTTCATTTGCAACCAGGCCGGCGCTTTCGCGGCGAGGCATTTCAATAACGTCATTCATTTGATTTCCCCTAAAGCCAACATTTCATTGGCCTGCTTGTTTAAGTTGTGCCATTGCTCTGCGCGCTGGCGGTTGATGGCTTCGTTCTTCGCTGCTGCCATGATTTCAGCGGTGTACGCCGCGTCTTCCTGCTCTGCCTGCATGTCGGATGTGCCGACAAGTCCGTAAGCAATAAGCAACCCGACAATGGCGGCTGCAATCAGGATTCGTTCAAGGTTCTTGCTCATCGTGTCTCCCGTTTAATTACTTAAAGCCAGCTTGCTTCTGCAAAATCGCAGGCAGTTCAGCCAACTGAATCGGCTTGCCAAACTCGGCAACGTGCGCGGCTGACTTAGCCCACTGCCAGAACGCCGGGCCGATGATCTGGCCGACCGCTTCCTTGTCCTTCACCCACTGTTGAGCGATGGCGGCATATACAGAGCCAGCGTTGCGGTGCATGCCCAGGCAATCCGGATACGTACCTTCTTCAGCAATGACGGCGATGAACTGCTCCACATCCGAATCAGTAACAGTGCGGCGTGCCAGTGGCGTCCAATCTTCGGCGGTTGCCGCGACAGGCTCCATGCGGTCGTATTGACGTTGGGCGAGGGCGAGGCTCATACCGTCACCAGCAGGACGATGAAAGCAGCGACAGCCAAGCCGAGGATCATTGCTTCAGCCAGGGCGCGTGCGCGACGTTCGCTGATCAGCGGTGCTTTGGTAGGGATGCGGTTGTGTCCGGTCATTTGCTTCTCCATCTGTTTGGTGATTTGATGGAGTGAGAATAATCCCGCAAATGGGATATGTCAACCCATAAACGGGATAAAAGATAAAAATAAATCCCGCGCTAGAAACAACAGGCAAAAAAAATCCCGCTCAAGGCGGGCGCAGCAGAAGCGGGCGGCAAAAAAATACCCGCCTCATGGACGGGTAAAAGGGGAATGGCGCCGATCTGGCGCCACTTGTATTAAAGCAAATTCATATTGGTTTGTCTATCTGGCGTAAAAAAGCCTTCCGCCAATCCCAATGCGGCACCGATCACTCCGACTCCCGCCCGCCTAAATTACTCAAGTCCGCGCCGAACGAAAGTGCCACCCCGGTGCCACGACACGCTATCGTCTGGCTTTTAAGGAGGCTACGATGGAAGAATCCCTTTGCGCTGAGCTTGACCGTGTTTCTCGGCTAATAAACGAAAGGCGTTTAGCTCTACCTCCGTTCGATCCCGGGTCGCCTCCGGTACCTGGGTGTTCAACAGGCCAACAATCATCGGCTCAGAGTGGTGTTGAATCGCCCGGAGGAGTCCCGCCGGGTCTGGATGGGTCGCAATAAGCGCATCTATAACGGCGCTCTGCGCTAGGCATTTTGCAAAAATGTTGCGGATGGCGTCGTCGTTCATTTAATTCTCCCGTTTTACCTGCAAACATAAAAGAAATAGCGACGGCAAAGTTTCGCCGTCGCTATTTGTTCACTCTTCTTATTTAATGACAGTGATAGCCGCCGTTTTTGCGGTCGTGGTGGCACCCGCTGCTGTCAGTTCCCCCAGGGTGGGCGAAAGCTGCTGAGCTGGCTAGCATCATGAGTCCGACGAGAATTGCGGATATTTTCTTCATTTTTATTGCTCCATTAATCGGCATAGTGGCGTGCCGGTTCGCCTTGGTGAATTACTAGGAACAAGAGTGCGCGGCAGCCGAAACGGCTGTTTCGTAGTCATCGAAGGCGTGCCGCACATCGCGGAATTTTCGGCTGCAATCCTCGGCATAATCATGTCGCGCAGCGCAGCTCTGCAAATAAGAAGCCGCGTCTTTCAATGCGTTGGCTGCATTGCACGCTGTGGCGCATTCTCCGTCAAGCCGTGAGCATGAGTTGTGAATGGTTGCGTGAACGGCAATCACACCCGACTTTTCAACCTGTGTCAGCGAATTCAGCTCGCGCTTACCTGTCATTACCTGGTTGTATAGATCAACGTATGTTCGATAAGAAGGCGCTTGCTGCGCATGCGTCACCCCAATAAAAAAAACGAGGAAAACCAAAACTAGTTTATTCATTATGTTCATAGTTTTCATTTCGTCTTAAATGGGATAAAACATCAAAAATTTAACATTTTGATTCGTAATTCTTGTCTTATACTGGATGCCCAAACAGTATTCCTGCGTTCCCCTAAACTCCGAAGAGAGACGAACCACGAAGGCGACTGTTGTTTAATCCGACAATTAGGAGCGTCATGTTTAAGCAACAAGAAACCGAATTGCATTCCCGCCTCGAAAACGCTTGGCCGCGAATGCAGTTGATTGACCAACAAGCTTTGGTCGCCTTTGCGGAGGCATCAGTACGTGAAAATCCAATCAAATACCATCCGCTAGCGCTTGTTACTCGCTGGGCGAACACCAACTGATGCGTCTTCTTTCGGCGCGCTTCTGGCCATCCGTAGAATCTGCTCTCGACCAGGGGCAGTTGCGTGACTGAATGCGCTGATTAGTTGCATGAGTTCGTCTGCGTCAACTTGGCCCACCGTAGTGGGTGACGCAGGTGGTTTTTGCTTCGCCGGAGTAGCTGCCGACTCTCCAGATAAAGTTGGCATTTCTTTCGGATCCATGTCCGGCACCAACAACTGCCATGGCTGAACCTTCAATCCTGCAGCTACCTCCCCAAGCGTGTCGAGCCTTGCCATAGAGCGGCAATGCCACGCCCTATCGATTGTGCTTTTTGGTACTCGCAACACCTCTTGAGCTTTCGCGGCACTTGTGATTCCACGCTGCGCAAATATTTTCCCCAAGTTCTCAGCAAGTAATTTTTCGATAGGCAATCCCATAGATGGGACTATGCCGTAAAAATAAACCCGTTTGTGGGTTGACATATCCCGAGTATGGGATAAAATCTCTGGCATGGACACAAACGACCTCACTTTTGTAAAAAACGCGCTCGAAGCGATTCGCCCAACTGATTGGGACGTAGTTGCTGAAAAATCGGGCGTACCTCTCGGAACACTACGCAAAGTCGCTTACGGCGAAGTTACGGATCCTCGGTTCTGGACTGTGAAAAAGCTCGCTGACTACTTCCGTTCGGTATCAGGCACGCAGCCATTGGTCGAAGGCCGCCCAATAGACGCCGCAGTTGTACGCGAAGCAGTGAACGGCCTGCGGAAACCAGTAACAGACACCCGCAAGCTGCGCGAATAAGTCGCTTTAAGTAGTTTAGGTGCGCATGAATTTTCATGCGTTTTATCTTCCCGGTTGTTCACCGGGAACGTCACTGGAATATTGATTGGATTTTTCTATTATGCCTATTCTGAAAATTACCTTGATGCCCCGTTCGGACGCTCCCGCAGTGGCGCCGGCCTCGCTGATCGCGCTGATCAAATCATACCGTGGCGCCATCTGTGTGTCGTGGCAGATGCGCACCATCTCCAATATGACCAAGGCAGGGCTGTGTGAGCGCACCGGCATGCGGGCAAGTCACTTGTCGGATTACCTGAACGATCAAGAGTTTGACCGCCGGGGCCGTGAGCTGCGCGACATGCCGGCGAAGTATCTGCCAGCGTTTGAGCAGGCGGTCGGCAATTCCTTCGCAAGTCAATGGCTTGCCAGTCAGTCGCAACTCACTATATTAGAGGCGCAGATTGCCGAGCAGCGTGCGCCGCAGGATCGCTCGATCAGCGTGCAGTTCCGCCGCCGGCATGAAATAGACGTTACACCGCGCCTGTCATTGCTCGGTGCTGCACGCAAATTCATTGCCCGTAAATTCAAGGTGCTCGCATGAACCTTCCAAAGCAAGGAACCTACGAGCGCAAGGTATTGGACTACCTGTTCACCATCCAGCCGCGCATGGGTCGCCAGATCAAGAGCATCAAGGAAAATTTCGGCTCCTCTATATCGCAAGCAACTCTTGAGCGCGTAATCGATGCTGGTCTGATCGACGGAACAGTTGTTCACTTTTGCCATCGTGGCTTTGCATTGTCTGCTGAAGCGCGCAAGGAATATCGCAAGCTGCAAGATGCCATCGCTCCGGTAGCAGCTGCGCCAGCGCTCAAGGTGCTGAACCCTAGTTTGCACATGAAAACCAAAGGAACCCGCGAAGGTAGCGATTGGAGCCGCGACAAGTTCCCAAGCGTTGCCGCGCCATTCTCGAAGTCAGCTTGATCTAATCAGGAGCCAGACCATGCGTACACAGATGAGCAATACAAGCCTTGCTGCGTTTCGTTCAATTGAGCCAGTTCTTCAGCCGAAAGAGTCTGAAGTATTGGACGTGTTTGTTATAGCTTTCATGCGCGATATGCCTCTTGAGATTACCCGCGAAGCATTGGCAAAGCACATGGGCTGGAAAGAAACTAGCGTGGGCGGTCGCGTCAATAGCCTGATTAAAAAAGGTCGCCTGGAAGAAATCGCTGGCGGCAAGACTGCATCCGGATATTCGGCAAAGTTGATTCGTTTGCCGGTGGTTGAGCAATGAATGCCCACTTCGTCCTGCGCGACAACCACATCAAGCAACGCGCTCAACACGCCATCCTGCAAGCTCCTGAAGGCTATGTCTGCACGATCAAACCAGCAACACGCTCACTTGAGCAGAACGCTTTGCTGTGGCCTCTGCTGCAAACATTATCAAAGAATGTCGATTGGTACGGCAACAAGCTTACCGACGAAGAATGGAAAGACGTATTGACCGCTAGCCTGAAGAAGCAGAAAGCAGTTCCAGGCATTGACGGTGGATTCGTCGTATGCGGTCAACGCACCAGCACCATGAGCAAGGCTGATTTCTCGGAATTGGTCGAATTGATTTATGCATTCGGTGCGCAGCATGGGGTGGAGTTCGCGTGAGAGTCCTTATTGCCTGCGAATACAGCGGAACTGTCCGTGATGCATTTATCCGCGCCGGCCACGATGCTATGTCATGCGATCTGTTGCCGACTGATGCACCGGGGCCGCACTACCAAGGCGATGTCCGTGAAGTTATCGGGGGGGGATGGGACATGATGATCGCTCATCCTGAATGTACGCGCCTGACTAATGCCGGCGTCCGCTGGTTAAAAGTCCCTCCGCCGGGTAAGACACTTGCGCAAATGTGGGCTGATCTGTTCGCCGGCGCAGAGTTCTACAAGATGCTGCGTGATGCACCTATTCCGCTCAAAGCAATTGAAAACCCAATCATGCATTGCCACGCTCGTGAATTGATCAAGCCGTTGAACCGCCAGATCGTTCAACCGTGGTGGTTTGGCGATGAAGCATTCAAGGCAACGGGCTTTGAACTGGTTGGCCTGCCTGAATTGGTCGCAACAAATAAATTGACGCCGCCAAAGTCAGGCACAGAAGAACACAAAGCATGGTCGGCAATCCACCGCGCTTCTCCTGGACCTCTGCGCTGGAAGTTTCGCAGCAAGACATTCAACGGCATTGCTGATGCTATGGCCGCCCAATGGGGCCGCGCATGATCCGCTCTCCATTCCGCAACGCAAAGCCAAAGCTAATCCTATGCAAAGTATGCAAGGTCAATCGCGTTGCTAAAGCTATGGCAACTGTTTGCGGCTATGAGTGTGCGCTGAAGAAGGTTGAGTTAGACAACTTGAAGAAGGCAGCTAAGCGAGAGCAGGAAGAACGGGCAGCACACAGGGTAAAGAAGCAGGCAGCAAAGAAGCACGGCGAATGGGAAGGTGATTTACAGAAGCTGGTGAATAAATGGGTTCGGGTAGTACGTGACGTGAACGAGCCTTGTATCTCATGCGGTACGACAAAGACAGTTCAGTGGGAAGCGGGACATTACATAGCAGTAGGCGCAAACAACACCCTTCGCTTCGTATTGGACAACATCCACAAGCAGTGCCACAGATGCAACGTCCAGCTCAGTAGCAACGCAATCATGTACCGGGTGGCCTTAGTAAAGAAAATCGGCGTGGAGCGTGTGGAGTGGCTAGAAGGCCCACACGCAACAAACAAGATAAGCATTCCAGAATTACAAGCAGAGATCGCCCGCTACAAGGGCTTGATTAAGTTGGCAGATAAAGAGGTGGTGTGATGGCTCGCATTAGAACAATTAAGCCGGATTTTTGGACGGATGAAAAGCTCACTGAGTGCTCCATGAGTGCTCGGTTGTTCTTCATCGGCATGTGGAACTTCGCGGACGACAACGGAAACCTCACGCGCTCCGCCAAGAAAATGAAGATGCAAATATTCCCGGCTGAATCTTGCGACTGCGAAGAGTTGATCCAAGAACTGATGGCAATTGGCGTCCTTGTTGAGTACTCGGTTGATGGCGATAAGTACATGCACATCAAGGGTTTCACCAAGCATCAGGTCATTAACCGCCCATCGAATTCATCCATCCCTAAGCCACTTGCAATTGATGACTCACTGAAGACTCACGGAGCCCTCACTAAGGGAAGGGAAGGGAAAGGAAAGGAAGAGGAAGGGAAAGGAATACCGCCTGCGGCTGAGTATTCGCCAGAGTTCGAGATTGCATGGAATGGTTACCCAGAACGCCCAGGAGCAAACAAGAAAAATGCCTACAAGGCATGGAACGCTCGTTTGAAAGCTGGTGTTGATTTTACGCAGATTACCTTGGGCGTTGATCGCTATGCGCACTACTGCAACGTCATGAAGGTTGAGCCGCAGTTCATCAAGCAGCCGGAAACATTCTTTGGCCCATCCGAGCATTACCTGAGCGATTGGAAGCCGGTTGCCGCATCGGCTGGCGTCAAGAACATCGGTGAAAGCCTAGATGAAATCAACGCTCGCAACAACGCCGAAGCAAAGCGTTTGTTGTTCGGCACACCTAGCGAAATGAGGACGATCAATGCGTGAACATGACTACGACGAGTTCTCCGCATTGCTGGACGCAGCTTACGACCTGATCGGATCCGGCCAGAACAAGACCATCAGCCCGCAAGCGAAGGCGCTGTTCTTCAAAGCACTTGGCCAGTACAGCATCGAACAATTCCGCTTTGGCCTGAACGGTCACTGCATCGACAAGCAGCGCGGCCGCTTCACACCGAAGCCGGCAGACATCATCGAACAGATAGATGGCGCAACCGGTGGCGATGGTCGCCCGTCTGACGACGAAGCTTGGGCGATTGCGCTGACCAGTCAGGACGAAGCCGACACAGTCGTATGGACGCAAGAAACAGCCGAAGCATTCGGAATCTGCCAGCCAGTGATGGCAACTGGCGACAAAGTAGGCGCAAGGATGGCATTCAAAGATGCCTACAACCGACTTGTTGCAGCTTCGCGTCAATCGGGTAGTCCGGCGAAATGGAACGCCTCCTTGGGTTGGGATATGGAGCGCAGAGCAAAGGTGATCGAGAAGGCTGCAACGGCTGGATTGTTGCCGGCACCGATGGCCACAGCGCTACTCGGAAATAGCGTTATCGGCGGAACGATAGCGGAATGCCCTGAAGGCTTAAAGCGCGTCAAGGAAGAAATGGCAAAGCTGGTTGAGAAGCGCCAGGAAGAATCGGCTGCATATGAATTGGCCAGACAAGCAGAGCGCGATGCTGAGCAGGCTCGCAAGAATGAATTGGCAGAGCAGGCCGCATCGTTGGTGCGCTCATGAAAACCTGCCTCGAGTGCCTAACACTAGACCTTCAGCAATACCCGAATCACTCGAAGGTAGGTTTCGGCCATTGCCTGAATACGCCGACAGGATCGTTCTACAGCTTCAACCATCCGATCTGCGAGAGGTTCAAACAAGCGCCGGAGGAAATAGTAGCCAAGCGCGTTGCGTTTGATCGAAGTCTTTAACCACGAAGGAGAAATGAGATGCGACCGGAAGTATTTGAGTTCCACCAGTTACGCCAGAAGGTGCACAATTTCACGGTTGAGCGTAAGAACGTATTCGAGTTCCGCAAAGACCGTAAGTATCACTGGTTGCAGAAAGCTTGCTTCTACGTTCTCGACAAGATCGGCGCGTACCACAATGAAATGCAATCAGAAATCAAGCGCATCCTGATCGATTCTGACGACTTCGCGCAAAAGCTGTACATGCAGAGAAAGTACATCTTCAAGGAATTGGACCAGCCTGGCCGCGTGTTGCTGATTGGCGCGCAAGATTTCCAACAGCTGATGGGATCGCCGGAAATACACCAGATGCTTTCGTTCAATATGAAAGTGCATCAAGGCCGCGATGGCGCAACGCAAATCATGGGCATGGAAGTCAAGATTATTCCGTGGATGCGCGGAATGCTGGTGATGCCGTAAGTCAATCGAACTGATGAAAGAGAGGGAGGGGGAATGAGCGCGACCAAAAAACGAACCAAGAAATACCGCCCCAAGCCAGCCGGCAGCCAGCTTCTGAAGACTCAACTCTGGAAGGTGAAAGCGGTATTCGACCCACTGGAAGCCATCATCGACCAGCTGGAGCAACAAGGCACCGTGGATTGCACCACAGGCGGAACGCCGATTTTTAAAGATACCAACGATGGGCACTGGTACGAAACGCCTATCGCGATCATGGGCGTGGTGGATGCCTACCAGATGCACCAGGAGCGCAAGGGCATCGATCTGGATCTGGAACCGCTGCGCAAGCTGGCGAAGAAGTTGGAATACGACATGCCGATATTCGAGGCCGACACCAAAGCCTGCCGGGAATGCTTTGTTCGAATGAAGCGCGAGACGTTGACCATGACCGCCGACTATGCGCGCCAGATGATTGTCGATTTCCAGATCAAGGAAGAGTTACAGAAGGCAGCAGTGATTTAAGTAGTCGTTTCATGACCCGAGCAAACCGTGGGGACATAACGGAAGCAGATCGCCAGGCATCGTCCTTTCAAGATAGTACCCAGATGCATTAGGCGGGCGATCCGATTGACTGACGTAAGCAGTCACCCTTTCAACCTAAAGCGGCACTGACCGCTCTTTGATACTACGAGGAAGCAATGAGAATTTGGGAGAGACTTATGTGCGAACTCGATGATTTCAAAGTCGATGATGCAGTGCTGACGCCATCAGGCCGCCTGGCTAAGATCAAGAAGATACTTTCCGGCGCCAGTAAGAAGGATGCATTCGATCGGATTGTCTGCCAGTACGTTGGTGGCGGCGCGAAGGATCTGGTCACGCTTCAGCCGCACCAGCTTCAACTATTGAATCAGGGGCATTCCACAGCGACAAATGTGCTTTCACTTCGATGACGCGGGCCACAATTTGCCGAGGCTCACAACGCATCGAGGTTGCATGAACATTCTTGAAATTATCGGCTTGGTGGCATTGGTGGTCACGGTCGCTATCGCTTTGTTGTGGACGACGGGGATTCTCACCTTCGGCCGTGATCCTGATTTGAAATGAATCAAGATAATCAAAACATTCAAAAGAAATCAACCGGACGCGGCGGCGCTCGGCCTAATGCTGGCCGCAAGAAAAGCGCCACGACCGTCAGAACCCGCGAGATCGCAGAGAAGGTGATCAGCGAGGCCAAAGAAGGTGAAAGCCCGCTTGAAGTAATGATGCGGGTAATGGCCGGCTTCCTGCGTGCTGCGGAGACTGCCAGCAATAGCGAGGATGCCGACGAGCGCAAGAGTTCAATCAAGCTGCTGGTACTGGCAAAGGATGCTGCTAGTGCCGCTGCGCCTTATGTCCATCCGCGTTTGGCAGCAATAGACCACACAACGAACGGAAAAGACATGGTGCAAACGACCGGCGTACTGGTCGCGCCCAGCGCAATGAGTGAGGCTGATTGGGAAAAGCAGAGTAATGCCTGACGAGCCACGCATCATTTGGCAACCCTTGCCGGGAAGCCAAACGCAGTTTATGTCCTGCCCTATTTATGAAGTTTTGCTGGAAGGCACGCGCGGCGGCGGCAAGACTGACACGCTAGTGATGGATTTCGCGCAGTTTTGTGGCCGTGGATTCGGTCAACACTGGCGCGGCGTTCTGTTCAGGCTCACATATCCGCAACTCGCCGACGTGGTAGCGAAGACGAAGCGATGGTATTACCAGATATTCCCCGGCATCAAATTCAACGAATCCAATTATTGCTGGACATGGCCTACCGGCGAACAGCTTTTCTTCCGTTATGGCGAGAGCGAGGATGATTACTGGAACTATCACGGCCATGAATACCCATGGCAGGGCTATGAGGAACTAACTAACTGGCGCGATCCTACTTTCTTTGAGGCCATGGCATCGACCTGCCGTTCATCTTTCCCCGGTATGCCGCGCAGACGACGCGCAACTTGCAATCCATTTGGCCGTGGCCATGGGTGGGTTAAAGAGCGCTACGACTTAGGAACTGGCGGCACGCCATCAGGGCAGGTTATCCGGCTGGAAGGTGAGCAGCCGCGTGTACGCATCCGTTCGTCCATCCATGAAAACACCCATTTACTTGAAAGCGATCCAGATTATCTGAAGACGCTAGAGGCATTGAAAGATCCAAACCGTCGCCGTGCATGGCTCGAGGGCGATTGGGATATTCATGTCGGTTCATTCTTTGAGGGCGTATGGGATGCCAAGCGCCATATTGTCGATCCGTTCCCGATCCCTGCTTCATGGCAAGTATGGAAGGCAATGGATTGGGGCTTCGCTGCGCCGTATTGCGTCCTGTGGCTGGCGATGGACCCTGACGGATGCATATATGTATGGCGAGAACTGTACGGTGCTGGCGAAAAGGTGGGTGAGGGATCGCGTGAGCATGCTGATGTAGTTGCCAAGAAGGTGCGGACGATAGAAGAGCGGGACGAGCGCTTGGGCTATGAGTACCGCATGAACCTGGCTGATCCGTCGATCTTCTCGAATACCGGCGTGAACACAACCATCGGTGCGATCTTCCGCAAGGCAGGCGTCAAATGGCAGGAAGCCTGGAATGCAAAGGGATCGATTGCCAATGGCGCGCAGGAAATCATGCGGCTCATGGGCGATGACAAGCTAAAAATATTCAGCACCTGCAAGCACTTGTTGCGCACGCTGCCGGCCATCGGTCCCGACGATAACGATCCAGAGAAGTACGACACCAAGGCAGAAGATCATGCAGTCGATACCTTGCGCTATGGGGTAATGCGTCGTCGCCGCGCACCAGACGAAGAACAAAAGTCCGAAGACTACCCCGACGACGTATATAAAGATGGAAACCAACACTTCTTGAAGACATGAGCGATCAACCTACTCCAGAGCAAAAAGACCCATACGCCACGCCGGAAACCGATCCATTGGCGAAGGAGTGGGGCAAGCGCATCACTGCTGCTCGAAAGCATTACGAAAAATTCCATAAGCGCGTGAAGCACAATCGCAAATTGGTTGCCGGTTTCAACTGGACAAAGGATCCGGACTCCGAAGACTTCTATACGCTCCGCGCAAACCTGATTCACGGCACGATCACAGCCATCTTGCCGAATATTTACGCGCGCAATCCTGAAGTTAGCGTCAGCGCAACGCACGCCGGCCGCAATCTCAAGCTGCTGTGCAAGACGATCGAGACTGTTACCAACCGCCAAATGGTTGAAGCTGACCTGAAGACGCGCATGAAGTCCACGGTACGCGCCGCCATGACCTGCTCATTCGGTAATGTGAAAGTCACTTATCAGCGTGAGCGGACCGAAGATCCAATCATCCGCTCGCGCATTGAAGACACCCAGGACAATATATCCAGAGTCGAAGCACTCATGCTGCAACTGGACGACCCAGGCGCCAAAGGTGAGCAGGAAGCCATCAAGCAAGAGCTAGAGCAAACAATGGCCGGCCTCAATGAAAAGGTCGAGATTGTCGCAGGCGAGGGCATTACCGTTGACCGCGTGCTGACTGAACATTTGCTGGTTGATCCATCCGTTGCTGAGTTTTGGGATTACAAGCAAGCCGATTACATCATCCAATTGATTCCGACCAAGAAATCCACGGCGGAAGGCGATTACAAGATGAAGCTGGATAAGGCGAAGACGTACAGCGACCCAACAATGGCCGCGCCCAATGAAGGCGGCAAAGTGTTTTCTGGCGGTGATTCTACCGATAGCAGCGATTGCATGATCTGCATCTGCGAGATTTGGGACAAGCGCAGCCAGCGCGTCTATACATTGGTTGAGGGCTGCGAATTCTTCTTGCGTCCGCCGTACAGCCCGCCACGCGTCGGCAAGCGTTGGTACCCATTCTTCCTTTTGCCATTCCAAACCGTTGACGGCAACTTCATCGGCCCGTCACTGGTTGATTTGACTGAGCGCCTACAGAAAGAACACAACGACACGCGCGACAAAGAGAACGCGCATCGCGATCTGGTGAAGCCTGGCTGGGTTGCTGGCTCTGATGTGAATGAGAAAACCATCAAGCGCTATGAAGATTCTGTGCTGGGTGAAATTACTATTATGGATTCTGAAGGTAAGAACATTCAGCAAATGATCATGCCAAAACAACATCCAGCTATCGATCCTGCTGTCTATGACACAAGCAAGGTTCGCTACGATTGGGAACAAGTATCTGGCATGCAGGACGCGGCGCGCTCGTCAGTCGTACAAGCCAAGACGGCAACCGAAGCATCGATCATGCAGCAAAGCCTATCCGGCCGCGTATCTGAAATGCGCGATCAGGTGGAGGATTGCGTGACTGACATGTACCAGTATGCCGCCGAAATCCTGCTGCAAGAGATGACGCAGCAACAAGTCGAGCGAATCATGGGACCGCACAAGATGGGGCCGATGATGCAACCAATGCAAGATCCATTGACCGGCGCAGTATCTGAAGTGCCAGCCGTTGACCCAGGCACAGGAGAGCCAATTCAGGTTGTGATTGAACCATCATATGACTGGCCGCAGCTCTCCCGCGAAGAAGTCTTCGATATGGTGCAGATCAAGATCCGCGCAGGCACTACCGGAGAGCCGGACAAGTTGGAGCAGCAGGAGACTTGGATCAAGCTGATGCCAGTCATCCAGCCGTTGATCACGCAAATCATGGACCTGCAATTAAAAGGGATTGATACGACTTCGCTGGAATCGCTGCTCAAGGAAACCGTTTCGCGCTTTGACGATAAGCTCGATGTGGAGCAGATCATGCCGAAATTAAAACCGTTACCGCCGCCGCCAATGCCGATGCAACCAGGTATGCCGCCACAATAATCATGGATATTAAAGACATTCTTGCGAGCGTCATCGAGGCAGCTAGTCAGCAACGGCAAGAAAGAGCGCCGCTTTCCTATGCCAAGTCGGCGCCTGTTATGACCGGCTACACGACCAAGCTCGATCCATTGCGTGAAATGGCGTTTCAAGGATGGGTACAAAAAAACAATGTGCCGTTTGATCCGTCGGCAAATGCTGACTATGACATGCGCGGTTTTTATAAAGCTCAAGTAGATGGATCGCCAGTTGCTTCGTCAGGCATCAATGAAAATGATGGTCGGATGCACTTTACCGACTATTTTAAGACGCCAGCACATCAATCATTTTCAGCGGAAAGTAAATGGGCGACGAACGGTGCGCCACGCTGGAATGAGGTAGATCAACTGGCCTTGCCAAGCGGGAAAATTGTATTTGATGAGCGAAATAGAAAATAACCACCAGGAGAAAACTAAATGGCAACAGAACGCGAGGACGTATTAGATCAATTGACCGGCAACGTATCGGACAATGACGAAGTAACGCACGACGAAAGCAATGAGGCAGAGAACGCACCAGAAGCCGAAGTCATTGAAGCGCCAGCGCCAACAGAAGGCGATGCCGCTACTGCTTTGCTGGATTCGATCAGCGAGCCAGATCCCAATGCACCGAAAGAGGACGAGGCTAAGGCCGCAGCAAAGCCGACTGATGCCGAAGCCGCCAAGCCGAAGACGCTGGAAGAAGAAGAAGCCGAAGCACTGGAAGGCGTCAAGTCTGACCGTGGGCGCGAACGCATCCAGGCAACATTCGCCAAGCTGAAGGAAACAGAATCTGTCAAACAGCAGCTTGAACAAGACATTACCGAATTCAAAGAGATGGTGCAGTCCACCGGCATGCAGCCGCAAGAATTCTCGCAGATGCTGGAGTTTGGCCGCTTGCTCAATTCAGGTGACGAATCGCAGGCGCGCATTGCATTGCAGATGCTGGATGAACAGCGCGAAGCAATTTGCAAGCAGCTTGGCATTGAAGCGCCTGGCGTGGATCCGCTGTCCGACTTCCCCGACCTGAAGCTGGCCGTCGATAACATGGAAATGACGAAGGAGCATGCGCTGAAGCTGGCAAAGTTTGAGCGGCAAGACATGGCAGCAAAGCAAGCGCAACAAGCGCAGCAGTTGCAGCAACAGGGCGATCAGGAATTCCAGCGCACCGTTGCGGATGCCGCCAAAACCGCTGAAGCATATTTCGACACACGCAAGCATGAAGCAGACTTTGCCCCAAAGATTCGCCGCATTCAGGAGCACTTCAAAGATCCAGCGAAGATGCAGGAGTTCGTGCAGAACTTTGAGCCCAAGCAATGGTTTGCACAGTTCCGTTTCATGTACGACAACATGAGTGTCGCGCCAGCGCAGCCAGTCAACACGCCGCAGCCACTACGCAGCCGAAGCGCAACGCATGGCGCACCAGTAACGAATGCCAATGCATCCACGGAAGACCGCATCATGGGGCATCTTGAAAGCCTCGGATTGTAACTTTTTCGCAACCAACTAGCCCACCTTAGACGTGGGCTTTTTAATGTGCGGACAAATGTGCTTTGCCACTTGACGCAGCACCTAAAATTCAATCCAGCAACACGTTTTCTGTTTCGAGAAGTGGAAGGTCAGCCGTAATGCTGGAAGTCGCGCACCAGCACCTGAAGCCAAACGAAGCAGAAGCAACACATCGAAATTTGTCGCTGTACAAGCCGGGGGTCGCGTCCCGGTAGCGCACTGAGTAGCAGGCCGGCCAGTCTGAAACTCTAAATAGTCCAGTTTGCGTGTGGACGCGATGTGAAAGAGAACTTTCATCTTTCATATTTAGGAGCGGCAAACATGCCTATTTCAGCACCCGATCTTGCAGCACTCGGCAAGGTATCCCTCGACGAGTTCATGCGCAATACACCAGTGGATCAAATTGGTGTTGAGCATCCCCTGTTAAAAAAACTCATGTCCAAGCGCAAGCTGTTCTTGGGCGCAAAGCAGAACGTCACCGTTCAAATCCGTAAAGCGTATGACACCAACTTTGCGTGGGCATACGGCGAAACCACTGTCGGCTTCAACAAGCGCGACAAGGGCGAGCAAGCTGCATTCCCTTGGCGTCGTGCTGTCGATGGTTTCTATATCGACTATGACACCCTGTTCGGTAACGGCATCAAGGTTCGTGAAGGTGATCGTGGCCAATACAAGTTGGAGCAGAACGAAAAAGTCCAACTGGTCAATCTGCTGAACGAAAACATGGAGCAGTTCCGCCTCGGCTTTATGGAAAAGCTGGACATTGAATTGCACCGCAACGGCACTGCATCTACTGATGCTGTCACCGGTCTGGATGGCCTGATTGCTATCGCACCAGCTACCGGCATTGTCGGCGGTCTGGATCGCGCTACTGCCGTGTACTGGCGCAATAACTTCACCACTGCAATCGCATCGACTACTGCCGGCGCGCTGGCTACAGCGATGGAACTCCAATGGCGCAAGTGTATCCGCACAGGCGGCATGCCCGACTTCATCCTGGCAGGCTCTGCATTCATTGACGCATACCGCCAATACGGCATTCAAGGCATTACACAGAATACCGATGCAGGCAGTGTGAAACGCCTGGATGCTGGCGTCGGCTCGGGTGTATCGACTGGCTTGTACTTCAAGGGCGTTGAAATCATTTGGGACCCGAACTTCGAAACGCTGGACGCGCTCGATGCACCGGTTATTCCTTGGGAAAAACGCTGCTACTTCATCAACACCAAGCACATTGAATTGCGCGACGACGACATGGATATTGTCACGCCGACCCGTCCGCATAACGTGCTGGCCTTGTACCAGATGATCAATCTGCGCCTGGCTCTGGTGCTGAAGAAAGCAAACGCCCACTCGGTAATGGCTATCGCTTAAAGCTCCTCGCGGTTGCCAATGGCAATCCTTCCCCGCTGCCTTCGTTGGTGGCGGGGTTTTTTGAAGCAATAAAACTATACGAGGTAACAAATGAAATTATTTGCATTCAAGATCCGCCGTGATGCTCACACCACAACGCCGGTTGATATTCCAGAACATGAACTGCCAATCGTTCAAGAGTTGTTTGGCGAAGAAAACGTGCAGACCGCAGACGGTCGCAGCGTTGAAGAATTTGGTATTGGTGAGCCATCCGGCGAAGTCCCTGATCCAGAAGATGAATTCTCGCGCCTGAGTGCCAAGTATGGCTCCGAAGCCGTGGAAGAAGTCTATGGCAAGAAGGCATCGAAGGGCTTGGAAACTGCAATGGCGGCAACCAAGAAAGCAGCAAGTAAAAAACCTGAAGCCAAGTAAGGGGTAGTTCGATGCCGCAACCACCAGCCTACAATCGCACCAAGGACTTTACCGAAGACTTTGGAAGCGAGACTGATCACTCAGCCCTCAATGCAGAGCTGGACAAGGCGTCGAACTCCATCAATGACATTCGCACCAACCTTGCCATTCTCCAGGCGGACGATGGCAAGCTAAATCCGAATGTCATTACTACCGATTCCATCAGCGAAGATGTTCGCAACGATCTTTCGCAGGGCATTCTCGCGGCGGTCGGCTCGTCCGTGGAAGATGCTGCCGCATCCGCCGCTGCTGCAGCTTTGTCTGAAACGCATCTTGCTGATGCGGTAACTCAGGTAAATGCTTTCAAGGTTGCCGCGGCAGCATCCGAGGCCAGTGCGCTTGCAAGCAAAAACACAGCCACTAGCGAGGCCGCAGCCGCTCTCGCATCGAAGACTACTGTCGTTGCTGCAGAGGCAAATGTAACTATACTAGCCTCCGATGTTGCAGCCGCAAAACTTGCGACCGACGCAAATGCAGCAAGCACTCTGGCAAACAAAAATGCCAGCGATACAAATGCCACAAATGCTGCGCTTTCCGCATCATCTTCCGACGCCTCAAAAGTAACTGCTCTTGCAGCGGCCGCAGATGCCGACGCTGATCGCATTGCCGCACAAGCTGCTGCCGCTGCCGCTGCCGCAAGCGAAGCCGCGATCAATCCAGCAAACCTCGTTCACCGCACTAGTGCTGAATCAATTGCAGGTGTAAAAACCTTCGCTGATTCGCCAGTAGTTCCTACGCCGTCAGTTGGTGACGCTTCTGCTAAAGCAGCTAGTACAGCATTCGTCGCCGCTAACTTTTCATCAGCAGCAGAAAATGCAGCCGGAACCGTTGAAGGTAAATCAGTTGACCCACTTGGCATCCGTGAAGCATTCAATGCCGCTGGAACAGCGCCAGTCTATGCGTGCCGCGCATGGGTTAACTTCAACGGCACCGGCACTGTAGCTATTCGTGGAAGCGGAAACGTGTCTAGCATTACGGATACTGGTGTAGGTGATTACGTGGTGAACTTTATGGCTGCTATGCCGGACGCTAATTACAGCGCAACTGGTATGGCTTCAACTGACTCGACAACAGGCGGTCAAATGCCTTCTGTGTGGACTATAGATAGTACGCAAACAACGTCAGCCTACCAAGTGAGAACAGGCAAACCGTCAATCCCCGGCGTTGCTGCGCAAGGTCTCGCTGATTTGGTCAATGTAAATATCGCGTTTTTCCGCTGAAAGAGCATCATGACAAACAAACGAATTATCTACCCAATATCGACAGGTGTTGCAATCATCCACCCAACCGGCGAACTTCCGATTGAAGAAGTAGCAAAGAAGGATGTGCCAGCAGGTGTTCCATATCTCATCGTCGAAGATTCGGATATTCCAGCAGACCGTACACTCCGTCATGCTTGGGACGCTGACTTCGCAACCCCAGACGGATACGGAATCGGTGCTGAAGCGTGGTTCGCAGAGCAGGTGCAAGCATGATTACGATCAATGAAAACCTAATCAAGAAGCCTACACCGGCGCAAAAACAAGCTGCACTAGAAGCCATGATTCAACAACGGCTTGACACATTTGCTCGATCGGTCAATTTCGACAATCTCGCTAGTGCGTGTCTTACAGGTCTTCAGCCAGTTGGAACATATAGGCAGGCTGAAGGCGCAGCATTTATTAAGCTGCGTTACGAGACATGGCAGAAAGCAGCAGAGATACGCGATGCCTTCCGTGCGGGCGGACCTGAGCCTACGTGGGCAGAGGTAGAGGCGCAGTTGCCTGTTTATCCGATTACACCATAGAGAATTCCATGCCAGAAAGAACCCCTGAAAATTTAGCCTGGCTCACTTACTTGTGGGTAGTCGGCACAGCCTGCCTCGGTGGCACGGTTTCATTTATTCGCAAAGTGAAGCAAGGCTATGCGCGTGCATGGAATATCACCGAGTTCATAGGTGAAGTCGTGACCGCCGCCTTTGCCGGCCTTATCACCTTCTACTTGTGCGACTGGAGCAACTTCGATATTCGGGTGACCGTGGCGTTTGCTGGCATTGCCGGGCATATGGGTTCGCGCGCGATCTTCCAATTGGAAAATGTTTTTTCCACCAAGTTTCCACCTGCCGAAACAAATAGCGTGGAGAAAGAAAAATGAACGGACTAGAGCAGCGCAACCGCACATTCGGCGAATGCCTGACTGAGTTGAAGGCGCGGTTGTCATTCGTCGCGCAAGGCCCATCGTCAAACAATAACAATCCCGTGTTGTCATCCTTCCTGCAAGAGGGGCATGACTACATCTACAAGAAACTGAAGCCGACGCCGGCGCGCAAGAAAGCCACGATTACGATCACGGCTGGCTCGTTCCTGTATGACTTCCACAATGACATCGAGGATGAATACATTGATCCGGCCAGCGTTCGCTCTGTCTGGGTGTTGGTCGATGGCGTGCAGCGCGTCCAGCTGACGCAAGGAATATCTGAGGCTGACCGTGAATTTTCTGAGCGCAGCTATCCGACGCGATACGACAACCTGAATGGGCAGATTGAACTCTGGCCAATTCCGGACCGCATCTATCCGCTGGTCATTGAATACATTGCGCCGCAGCCGCGATTCTCGCAGCCGGCAGATCGCCCTGGCGTTCCGGACCGCCTGATCCTGCTGTATGCCATTGCCAATGCAAAGGCGCACTACCGGCATCCAGACGCACAGGCGGCCGGCGCAACCTTTGCAGAAATGCTGAAGATGGAACAGGGCGATCAGCACGAAAATCGCCGCTACATCGTTAATGACGGTCAGCGCGCGACGGAGATGGTTCGCTCCACGCCTGACGGTTACAAACTCACGGTGCGCTGATGGGACTACTCCTGCGTCAATGCACGATCAATGCTCCAGCCGCGCTTAAGGCGGGAGCGGAGACGATCCATGCTAATTCCAGTGGTTGCGCACCAATCGCGCAGAGTTTTCGATTGGCCGTTAAACACATATTGCTGTGCGTTTTTGTACTGCATGCCTATACGGTCCGTCGGATGAGTGGGCGACGTGGTCAGTGCACGTTCGATGCTCCACCCATGGTTTTTGATGCGCAGGCGAATCGTATTCATGCCGATACCGGTTTCTTCAGCCCACGCAGAAATGGTTTGCGTCTTGCCATTAAAGGTAAGCAGTTGATTGTCGCGCCGGTTTCGATTTTGGTTAATGCTGGTCGTCCAGCGGCAATTTTCAGGCGAATACCCTTTGCTGTTGTCTATACGATCCAGCGAATGCTGTTTGCTTGGGCGTGGTCCCATGTCAGCAAGGAAGTTTTCAAACAATCGCCAGTGGTCGCAGACTGTAATGCCGCGTCCGCCATAGTTCGCATAAGCAGCATGATCGGGTTGAGTGCAGCGCGCAGTCATACCGAACCAAGATTTGTATTCGCTCGTTTTGGACTTGCCATGCGTGGTGCCGCCGTAGGTGGCTGCGCAGCTATTGCACATTTGAGCCTTGCCCATCTTTTCGGCATAGCGCAACTGCGCACCTTTTCTAATGCGCTCTTCTCCGCACTCGCAACGGCACAACCAAAACTGCTGATGCTCGTAACTGGCGGGGGATGCTGCTTTCGATATAACCGTCCATTTGCAAAATTTCTGACCAATCAGATCGATGGGCTTGCCCATGACGCTCTCCTTAAATCACGATCAATGCCTAGTATAATACTGAAAAGAATGTGATATGGGAAGCATAACTTTTTCCAAATTTGACCTCGGCATTGACTTGCGCAAAGGCGCGTCGGTATCTGATGCAAACCGTTTGCGCGACATGCTCAACGCATACGTCACGACCGGCTTGGCCACTGAGAAGCGCCCCGGTTTGGTCAAGGTAGCAACGCTGGAGCCAGGCACGAAGGGCTTGTTTTCTGGCTTGGGCAAGCTCAATACGTTTTATGGCGCAGGTACGGTCACGCACGCCAACCCGCTATTTGTTGCCAATAAGGCGCAATTGGGTGGCGTGGATACCGTTGTCGAAGATGTTCCTTATGCGGACGTTTTTAACGGATTCATCTACGCAGCAATTGAATACGTTGGCGGCACGGTAAAGCACAATTACTTCGACGGCCCTGCGCCTGAAATAGCCGATGCAAATTGCCCCCATACGCCGGCGGTACTTAAAGGCGCATCCAAGATGTTCGCTGTGGGCACCGATGGCACAACTGTTCGCTACTGCAAGACCGGTGCGCCGCGTGACTGGACGCTCGCCAATGATGCCGGCTTTTTGCCCACCGGCCTGAACGCTACCGGTGACCGCGAAACCAAAGCGCTCGGCATGTACGAAAAAAAGTTGGTCGCCCTGGCGCGCGATGGGGCGCAGGTATGGACGATCGATCCTGATCCTACCAACATGGCATTCGATGACAACGTGGAAAACGTCGGCACCAGTTACCCGAACAGCTTATCCACCGTTGGCGGCGACCTGTTCTTTCTGTCAGATTTCGGCTTCCGCTCGATTACTACCAGCCGCCTGATAGACAAGCGCGAAGACGTGGACGTCGGCTCGCCTATTGATCCACTCGTAAAAGGCGCCCTCGCCGGAATGGCAGGCGCACCGCGCGCCAAGTATTACTACGGCACCGGCCAATACATGTGCGCGATCGACCGCACGCTCTTCGTCTATTCACTTTCCCGCACTTCCAAGATCGCCGCATGGTCGCGCTACCGCATGCCATTCGATGTTGACGCCATTGCCGAACGCCTGGGCGTCCTATACCTGCGCAGCGGTGACGACGTGTACCGCTTTGACGAAGACATCAAAACCGACGACGGCGTGGAATATGAAGTGCTGCTGGAAATGCCTTACATGGATTTCAAGACGCCCGGCGTACTCAAGCGGATTACCGGTATCGACATCGTGATGGAAGGCCAGTGTTATTTCTCTCTCGGCTGGGATGTCAGAAATGCTTTGGCACTGACAGACGAGGTTAGGATTATCGGCAATACACGCGGCGGCGGAATGATCCCGATTGAATGCTGCGGCACAGAGTTTTCGCCGCGGTTCCGCAATCTTGATAACAAGCCGTTTCGACTCGACTCATTGACTTTGTATTACGAAAATTTGGGCCCGGTATAAATGAAATTCCTACTCACTCCCGCCGACATTGAAGAGCATCGCGGAATGATTATTCGCTTGCTCACGCCAGTGGTTGAGCATGCGGGGCGCGGTGAATTTACGGTTGACGACCTGATCCAGCTTGCGCGCGATGGCCGCGCCTATATCGGGATTTCGTATGCGCCAGAGATATGCGGCGCATTTGAATTCAGACATTACCCGCAATCAGTATCGGTCAACATCATCGCGCTCGGCGGCGAGGGGTTGGCGGAACTTGCGGACCTGTGGTTCGAGACTTTCAAAAAATGGGCATTCGTGGCTGGTGCAACATCAATTGAAGCCTCATGCAGCAGGGCTATGGCGCGAATCCTCAAGCGGATCGGTTTCGCAAACGAATACGAAGTTGTCAGATTAAAGATAGAGGAATCCTAAATGCTCATCCCAAATAAATATAGCGGCTATAGCGCCGATGGTATCCGCCTATACCGCAAAGGAGCCGATCCATCAGCGGCGGCGCAGGCACAAGAGCAGGATCGTCAGGCACGGATCACTGCGGCTGTAAATACGATCAATGGAGTGTTTAATGGCAGCCCAACACGCAAGGGCGTTGGTGCAGCAAGTTCATTAGAGCAAGGCCAGAAATACTACTTGGCTGACGGTTCGGAGTATGTGGCGCCATCGGTAAATTTGCTGGGGATGACAGACGATGATGGTAACGCAATCGCTGGTGGCGGATTCCGCGAGAAAATGAACAACGCGGCACTCCAAGACCCTGCCTATCTTCGCTCGCAAGAATTATTCAAGGGCGGCAGTTTATTCACCGGAGTGGAAGAAACTCCCGGCACGGGCGGGCGTCAGGCGTTATATGACGACCAGAAGAAAGCCGTGTATGACATCAATGCTCTGGACGTAAATAAACAGTATAGCGAAGCAGAGCGGCAAAACCGCTTTGGGTTGGCCCGCGCTGGCTTGGCCGGCGGATCAGCGGACATCGATGCTAACGCAGAATTGCAGGAGCGTACAAACAAGGGGCTCATTCAAGCTGCTGGATTGGGTGACTCGGCAGCATCCGATTTGAAACTGGCCGACGAGCGCAGTCGCCAGTCCCTGATCGGCATGGCTCAGTCTGGGATAGATACTGGCACCGCCCAAACAATGGCGCTCAATCAGTTGAATGCGACACAGCAGAGCGCAGCTGGTGATCGCGCGGGAGCTTCCGTTGGTAACTTGTTTGGCGATATGAGCCAGGCGTATTTGATGAACCAGATCCGTGCCGGGCAGGTGGCAGGTAAGCAGATGGGCGCGTCGTCGTATGGCGTATCCAATCCGCGCACTGGCGATTCCGGCTACATCAATAAATAAGGAATGACATGACCGGCTTAGAGATTGGCGCCTTAATTGCGATGCTTGCTGGTACGGCAATACAGTATAAGTCGAACACAGATGCGGCAAAGCGCGCGCAAGAACAGACGTTGCGATCCCTTGCGAATCAGGATGGGTTAAACCGCAAGGCCGAGAAGAAAGCGCTTGATCAGGCGCAAGAGTTCAATATTGACGACCGTAAGAATGAGCAGCAACAGATCGAGCAACAGTTGGCGCAGGAATTTATTGCGCCGGTGGATTCTGCGCAGGCGATCAACAGCCAGGTTGCAACAACGCAGGGCGATGTGTCCAACGATTACACCAACGCGAAGACAGCATCCGATCTGAACGTGATGAAGAACGCACGCAATCTCGCGGGCTTGATGGCGAAGACTACGGGCGCCGGTCGCCTGCGGACGAATGAGGCAGTACGCATGGCTGACACCGCCGCGGGGATAGATCGCCTTGGTAACTTCGCACGCGGTCAGGCGGGTGTAGATCAGCTCGCCATTCAAAATGCGGCCCGTCCGAATGCTGGTATGCAACTGGCAGGTGGCTTGCTATCAGGCGTTGGCACGATGGGCTTGATGGGCGCATTCGGGGGCGCTGCTAAGCCAGCAAGCGAGGCTGGCGCTCTCGGATCAGGCATGTATCAAACTCCTGTTCCTACTGGCATAGGTGCGGCACCCGTCATTCCGCAGACCTCAAATCTTGGAACAGGATTTTGGGGCTTGAACAACTCAGCGGTTGGCAAGCCCATCCCAACATCCTTTACATGGTGAACATATGAACTTCGGAAACAATGGCGTTAATAGCATCAACCAGGGCATTGGTAGCGTATTCCGGGTGCTGGCTTCTGCGCCGATGTATAAGCAGCAGGCGGCTGATGCGGCAGAGTTGAACGCGGCGCGTGTGTTCGCGCAACAGTCGGCGGGTCAAAAGTATGGCGCTGAGGCAGAAGGCTTGCGGATGACCAATGATAATCGTCGGAATATCGAAGAAATCATTACCCAAATGCCTGACCTAACCGACGCCGCGCGGAAGATGTATCGGCAGTTCGGGATCGGTGGCGATAATAATGCTGAGCGCATGGCAAAAGCCACCGGCCAATTCCAGCAGCAGCAAGCCATCACTGATATTCAGGGCGGTGTTGACCCAACGCGCACCGGCCAAGCATACGCAGCGGTAAGCGGCAAGTTGCCATTTGAAGCCGTGGGATCGACCGGTCGCAACATCAACGGATTGACCGGACTTGGCGGTGTGCTAGATCCTACAGTCGCCAAGCTTTATGACCGCAAAATAGGCTCGGAAATCGGCGAGAACAACGCCCAGGCTGGCGCTGCCGGTGCGTCTGCAGGCTTGTCGAATGAGCGGCGCAAAGAAATCCAGATGGGCGATGTGAAGCCAGGAACCGATGAGTTCGGCAACCCGATTCTTTTCCGCGCAGGCACCAATGGCAAGGTGAATGTGCTGGATGATTTAGCCCCGTATAGAAAATCTGGTAGCTCGGATGCTGCTCTTCAAAAGGCGCGTGGTCGTGTGGCTGAGCAGGTTTATAAAGACAAGGGTGTTGAGCCTGAGAATCGCGCAGCGGAAATAGAAGCTCGCATGGCAATGATCAATCCGCCAAAAGAGGGGGCCAAAAGTACAAATGCACCAGCGGCAGAGCCTACTATGGATGCCGCAACGCTAGAGATGGCAGGCAGAATTAGGGCTGGTTTTGAATCTGGAAGAATTAGCCGCGACGATGCGAGAAAGCAACTTATAGAATTAGGAATTAAATAATGCGCGCAGATGATTTTCTTGATGGCAAGTTAACTTTAACTTCAAAGGCCGACGATTTTTTAGATAGAAAATCTCCTGAATCGCCGTCATTGCCAGTAGTGACAGAGCCAACAAGTAAATCACAGAAGCCATTAAAAGAACAACTTTATTCCACGCTGAATAAGATATTCCAACCGGGGAATAATACTGATCCTAATGATTTAGGCGTCATGCGGGACATTCCAAGTGCTTTCAATATGGAATCCGCCAATGAGTTAGAGCGAGTGCGTGCAAATGCACCATCGTCTGCTTATGCGCTTGGAGCCGCGCCAGTAAAACTTAGCGCGCCGGTACTTGGCTTGCGTCAAGGCATTGGCAATCTCGCCCAATCAGCAGCTGGCGCAATTGAAGCCGCTGGCGATATAACTGGCATCGATCGACTAAGTACATACGGATCACAATCAGGCGGGAGAATCCGCGACTTCACACAAGGCGCTGTTCTTGATAAGCAGCCGATTGAAGGATTCACGCCAAACTCGATCATTCAAGACTTGCCGCAAGCAGGTGCAAGTGCTGTCAGCTCGGTTATCGCTAACGCGCCAGCATTGGCAATTAGCGCGGCCACAGGCAATCCGACGCTTGGCCTAATGCAGATGTTCGGGCAGTCTTCAGCAAATCAATACAGTGACGCACGCAATTCTGGCGTTACTGGTGGCGGTGCGGCAATTAATGCGTTATTGACAGGGGCCGCAGAAGTCGCTGGTGAGAAAGTCGGCGGGTTCGGCATACTGTCCAAAGGTATTGGTGACGCGGTAAAAGGCCAGTCAATCGAGCCGCTTGCGCGCGCCATGATCAAGTCCGGCATCCGCGAAACGCCTGGCGAAGAGTTGACGACTGCCTTGCAGTTCGGCATAGACAAGCTGCCTGGCGTCGGTACAAATCAAGAGGCAACCGGCGCTGATCTAGCCAAGCAAATGAAAGACACGGCGCTTGCTACCCTGATGCAATCAGGCGGCATGGTCGCAGGCGGACAGGCATTAAGCGCAGCATCGCAAGCACAGAATCCAAATAAACAGATTGCCAAAGCAATCAATGAGGCCGTTGACAAGGCAGAATATGCAATTCCTGCTGAGCAAGTTGCGCGCGCTAGTCTTGCGCCGAATGAATCACAGGCTCTTAATATCATCAGCCCTTTGCCGAAACCAAAGCCACGCACGCCAATAGAGGCCGCAGATGATTTTCTGGACGCGCCTGCAAAGGAACCAGCTAATGATTTACCAACAACTGCCGAATTGCCCGTCGTTCAGCCCGTTACAGTGCAGGGCAATGAATCCGTGGCCGCTCCCGTGCAAAATGAATCCCGTATTGCAATCCCTGATCCTGCAACACCTTCCATTGAACAACCGACCGCACTGACGCAAGAAACTCCGGCAACTGCCAGGACTGCTAGTTGGGTTATCCGCGACAAGGCAACTGGCGATGTAGTCATGGAAACCTACGACCCTAAAAAGGTTGAGGCATTAAATACCGTCAAGTACGAAGCAGTGCCAATTGCGGAGCATTTGAATAGCCTGAGCAAGGCCGACACATGGGAAGCGGCAAAGACAGCAAAAGCAGATCCGATTGTTGCGCCGACAGTCACAGCGCCTGAAATGGCCGCTGAAGTAGATCGTCCGTTTGAACTGCCGGAACAAATCACCGAGCGCTCTACGCAACTGGAAACAGCATCCGAAGGTTTGCGTCCCGGCGACATCGTTGCTGCTACCGGTAAACCATTTGCAACCAAAGCAGCGGCAGACAAAGAGAAGAAGCTGGCCGGTAAAGGCTGGCAAGTCAAGAAAGGTGCAGGCGGCTTTGTAATTCGCCATCAACCGCAGACAGAAGCGCAGATTGCAGCGCATGGCCGTCGCAAGCGCAACGCCAATCAGGTAGATACTGAAAGCGACTCCATGTTCGCCGCCATTGCCAAGCTGGGCGGTATCCGCATGGACGACCTGACAAAACAATGGGGCTTTGATCCGTCCGAGTTCAAATCCCTACGCGGGGCAGGCATTAAGCGCGTAGGTACCGCCAACGGCATGAGCCTGGACCGCGCAGGCGAAGCATTGGCAGAGTTGGGCTATCTGTCCTATGATGAAAACGGCAAGCATGATCTGAGTGAATTGTTTGATCTGTTTGATGGTGAGCTGCGCGGCAATAAGCATTTCACGCCACAAGGTTATGCAAAGGTCGGCCAAGCGATGAATGAACAGGGCTGGCTTGATGCGCAGCTTGCAGAGCAATTGGACGCACTGCCGGAAGACGGGCAAGACAATATTGAGGAATTTACCGATGAGTACGAAACAGTCAGCGAACCAGAAGAAGCCGCAATCACAATCGACTCCGATGACGCCAGCGCAAGCATGGGCGGCGAGAATGGCGAAGTCAACAATGACGCCAGCGCAGAAGAAGGAAACAACCGAAGTGTTACTCAAGCTACTGAAGGCGCGCCGCCTGCATCAGCAGCAAGTCAACGCGCCGGCGACGATGGCGAAAGCACCGGAAGGGTTCGATCCGAAAGCGTAGATGATTTTGCGCTGGACGGCGAAACCGAACAGGAAGCGCAATCCCGTATTGACCGCCAAGCACAAGCCCGTCAACGCGACGAGGCAGACGCGCGTAAATCCGACCAACGCACGCAAGCCGATGCCGAGCGCGGCAGCTTCACCCTGACAGGTAGTGATCGCACCGCAGATGTCGCTGCATCACAAGGCCAAGAAGATATTTTTGGCAGCAATACCTCCAACGATCCAGACAGCGATATTCCTTTTGACGCGAACGATTCTCGCGTTGATCGAAATGACGATCCTGACTATGTGCCGTTTTCACGTGCAGACGATACGCGGGACTTGATGTTCACGCACAATCTGACAGGCGCAAATTTATTACATGCTAATCGCATGGGCGGCATTGCCGTGCCGTCATTCGCCATAACAAAAAAATCCAATGCACTAGACGGATTTGGTGAAATCACGCTCATCGGATCGCGCAACATGGCTGACCCTAAAGGCTATGCCGGCACAAAGGTTTTTGGCGCTGATATATATTCTCCCCGCTATCCATCGGTAAATCATAAGTTTGATCGTGACGCGCTGGAATCAATCAATCAAGCACTCAAACCATATACAGAGCGGTATGGTAATCGTGACTTATACCCAACAGATTTAGACAATGATGCCGTCAGAGAATTGGCAGGCATGAACTCGGTACGCGCTGCGGCGCTAGACAGTATGGGAATTGTTGTCGATCCAGTTATGGAAAATGGAGCCGTCGATAAATACAAGACAGAGCGCGCCATTGCAAATGCAATAAGCGAAAACCAAGCATACAAACAAGTAGATCAATTCGCTAAAGACCTGGTTCTAAATTCAGGTGCTGAAGAACGCATATTCCAAGGCTATACAAACGCAGGAAAGCGTAAGTACACGCCGCACACGCTGGAAAACGTCGTCAAGATTCTGAAAAAAGAATTGCGTGCTGGCGAAAACTTTAGCTATGGCGTCGGATCTATACGCGCGACCGTCACCCCACAATTCAGATCCATTGCTGAAATAAAAAAGAACAAAGGAAGAATCGTAGGCGAAGAATCTTTTGGCGCGGTCAAAAAAGAAATTGACGATGAGTTGAATTCAATTACACGCAGCCTTGAATCGTATCATCCAGCTAGTGACAGATTCGGGTTTTCCGATACTGTGACTGGCACTATGTCTGATGCGGCAAAGATGGGCGTGCCACGCGCGTTAAATGAAAATGGCTTTGAAGATGTGCCACTAGAGTTACAGCGGCAAGTATCGGATTTCATGCAGAAGTTGCGTGAACTTCCAACTGGTTACTTCGAGGCGAAGATTCTTCGTGACGTTAGTTTGTCGGAATTTTCCGGCGCTGTTATCCCAAGCGATACGTCAAAAGCGGTGCGCGAAGCATTGGATAAGGCCGGTGTGCCGTATCGTGAATACTCAAATGACGACTCGGAACAAGGCCGCATTGAAGCCCGCCGCAAAGCCGTCGAGGAATACACGACAGAACTAGATAGCCAAGGCAAAGACACGTTATTCCAGCGCAACGGCAAGCAAACCGGCCTATCCGTCGATGCTGTCCGCGCGGCGATCGCCAAAGACTCGTTCAACCACGATGTTGACGTGTACGCCACACTAGACGATGCGCCAGAATACATCCGAATCCAAGCTCGCCGCGAAGGTGGTGGCGACGTTGAGGGTTATTGGGACATGGCGAAGAACAAGGTCGCGCTTATTGCAAGCAATCTTGATTCGCCAGAACGCGCGCGTGAAGTAGCACGGCATGAACTCATCGGTCACTACGGCCTTGAAAACATGTTGAGCGATTCGGCTGACCCCGGCGCAATGAATGCGCTGGTCAAGCGCGTGATTCGAGCCGAGCAGGACGGCAACAAGTTAATTCAAGAGTTAGGCGCTCAGGTTGATCGCTCGCAACCAGACATTGACGAGAAGCGCCGCGCCAAAGAAATCATCGCGATCATGGCCGAGCGCAATATCCAGAACAGTATTACGCGCCGCGTCTATGATGCGATTCGCACGTTCCTGAAGAAAATCGGCTTTATCGATTCAGACATAACCGACGCCGAAATCGCCGGCCTGCTTCGCGATGCCCAGAACTATCTGCGTCAGCAAGGCCGTGAGATGCAATACGGCCAGCCTGCCGGTGCGTTTGCGCGTGAGCAGAAGACGCCACTGGAATCCGGCACACCATTGACCCGCGAGGAAGTGCTGGCAAAACAGAGTGCCGACGAACGCGCAGCCAAAGCCGAGGCGAAGACCGATAAGCCGAAAGAAAAGAACGTCACCGCCGACCAGGTGGATATGTTCAATGAGCAGGGTTCGCTATTTGCACGCACTTCTGCCGAGATGGATCAAATGGCTACCAGCGCGCCACGCATCGCTCGTTCGCAGCACGCTTTAAACTTCGGCACGCGCGCCACTTTTGACTCGCCCGAACCCGGCACTCTGGACGCTGTGGTGCGTGCGATGCAAAACAATAAGATCGATTTGAAGCGGGTGCAGGACGCAATCCGCGAAACCGGCGCGACCATCACCGAGGGCCAAGACGCCTACCTGAACGAAGAGCTGTACATCGGCAAAGTCACCGCCATGATCGATAAGCTGGTTGATCGCCGTGTGACGCCCATGCTCGAAGCGATCAACAAGGCCGGGCTCACTGTCGCCGATGTCAGCGAATATCTATATGCGCGGCACGTCAGCCTGGATGACGTGAATACCAAGTTGCGCGCACTGAATGCCGACCAGCCGAACAACACGGCACTGTCTGGCATGACGGATGCCAAAGCCGCCGCAATCATGGGCAAGTATCGGGGCAACGGCGATATGACGCGCATTGCCGGTATGGTGGACAACATCACGACCGAGACACGCCGGCGCATAGTTTCATCCGGTCTTGAGACTGCCGAGATGGTGCGCCAATGGGAGTCCACCTATAAACATTACGTGCCATTGATGCGCGACGTTGAGGGTGGGCGCCAAGGCACCGGCCAAGGCTATGCGGTAAAAGGCAAGGAATCGCAGCGTCGTATGGGCTCCGACAAGGAAGCTACCAACATCCTTGCCAACATCATCGCCCAGGCGCAGAGCAGTATCATGCGCAGCGAAAAGGCAAAGGTCGGGCGCTCACTGCTTGATCTGGCACGGAACCATCCGAACGATGCATTCTGGAAGGTGGACATGCCGCCCCAGAAAAAGACCGTCAGCAAGGAAACCGGGTTAGTCGAGGTTGCGGTAGACCCGCGCTACAAGGTTGCCGATAACGTGCTGGTAGTAAAAGAAAATGGAATCGAACACTTCATCGTCTTTAACGAGAAGAATGCCAGAGCCGTCGAAATAGCGAAGGCCATGAAGAATCTCGACATGCCAACCTTGCCTTGGGTAATTGAAAGCACGGGCAAGCTGACGCGGCATCTGGCGCAGTGGATTACCGCCCGGAACCCGTTGTTCTGGATTACCAACTTTGCGCGCGACGTGCAGGGTGCAGCCTTCAATTTGCAGGACACTCCAATTGCGGGCAAGGAAGCGCAGGTGATGAAGAATATCCCGTCAGCCATGCGCGGTTACTGGAAGATTACACGCGGCGACGGTGAGGGGAAGTGGGCAGATTACGCCAACGAATTCAAGAGCGCGGGCGCTGAGACTGGTTATGTGAAAGTATTTGAATCGCCTGAAGATCACATGGCCGATCTTGAAAAGCAACTCGCGCAGATGCAGCAGGGCAAAGCAGACCCGCGCAAGCTGGCGCGCAGCATGATTGAAGCAATCGATGACTACAACACCATCATCGAAAATGGCGTGCGCCTGGCTGTGTATCAGGCCGGCAGAGATAATGGCATGACGATCCGCAAATCGGCCTCGATGGCAAAGAACATCACAGTCAACTTCAACCGGCGCGGAAATCAATCTACTGGCTTCAACGCGTTGTACATGTTTATGAATGCCAGCATACAAGGCAACACTCGCTTTCTGACTGCCATTGCGACCAACCGCCGGGCGCAGACCGTGGCAGCGGCCTTGGTTGGGATTGGCTTTGTATTGGACGCCGTGAACCGTGCAATCGGTGGTGACGATGATGAAACCGGCCGGAAAAAGTACGATCTAATTCCTGAATGGGAGCGTGAACGCAACTGGATATTCATGTCACCAAGCGGAAAGTACATCAAAGTGCCGATGCCATACGGTCCGCATATTGCATTGAACATGGGGCGCATGATGTCAGATATGGTGTTTGGCGCAAAGGCCGACCCTGTCGAGCGCGCACTGTCGATTGCCCGCATCACGGTAGACGCTTTCAATCCGCTGGGTTCGAATGGCTCATTTAATCAGCTGATTACGCCGTCCGTTCTCAAGCCAGTGACGCAGATCAGCGAAAATAAATCGTTCACAGGAGCGCCACTATACCGAGAGGCAGATGATCGAGGCCATATTGGGCCGGCCTACACGCGCCATTTCCGTGCGACTGCAGAACATTGGGTGGAGGCATCCAAGATGCTGAACGATGTTAGCGGTGGAGATACCATCAAGCCAGGTAGCGTCGATATTCCGCCAGAAGTGCTCAGGACGATATTCTTATCGTGGGCCGTGCCGGGCCTGAGCCAGACTGCAGACAAGAGTATCGATACTGCGACCCGTTCCGCTACCGGAAAGCGGGTAGAGCCGAGCCAGATCCCGGCATTGTCCCGATTCTATGGCGAAGCACCAGAAGAGCGCGCGCTGGAACGCGCTTACTACGAGGATCAGCGCAAGGTCAAGCAAGCGTTGGAACAGGCCAAGAAGTACAGCAAGGTAGGGGATCGAGCATCGGAAGAGCGCACATTGACTGAGCTGGGCGAAGGCGATCTGAAGAAAGGCAAAGCGGTTCGTAGAAAATGGGAGAAAGCCGAGGAAGATATGCAATACGAAAATAAGGAGCGCCGGCGCTTGGAAACAGACAAGACAGATGACGCGGACCAAAGATCGAAATTTGAGAACATTGAAAAGCGCCGACTCGAAATAATAAGGAAGGCGCTACGCTAGACAAAAGTGCTTTGACTCGTTCGTGCAATCCTAGAATCGATTGCATGACCGAATCCAACATTACCAGACTATTACGCGGCGACGAGGGCGAAGTCCTTCATGCCTATCAGGATCATCTTGGCTTTTGGACGATTGGGGTGGGAATCCTGATTGACAAGCGCAAGGGTGGTGGCATTACTCCAGAAGAGTCTGCCTATCTGCTATCGAACCGCATCATGGGGAAAAGCATCGAGCTTGATAATCGCCTTCCATGGTGGAGCAAGTTAGATGACGCGCGTCGTGGTGTATTGCTCTCGATGGCGTTCCAGATGGGCGTTGATGGCCTTCTCGGGTTCAAGAACACATTGACTATGGTGGAGCGGGGCGACTATGCCGGCGCAGCAATTGGCATGCTTAATAGCTTATGGGCGAAGCAGACGCCCGAACGTTCTGCGCGCATGGCCGAACAAATGCGTACTGGCGAATGGAAATACAAGGCAGGCACATGAGCCTCACATCAAAACTTACTGCCGCCCTGGTATTGGTCCTGCTGCTGGTCGGCTCGCACTGGTACGTCTATAACGCCGGCAACCGAAACGGGACCAATGCCGTCCTGGTCGGTACGCTGACAGCCACGAACAAGGCGCTGACAGATCGCATTGCATCCAATTCTGCCGAACGAAAAGTATTAGACGACAAAGCCAAGAAAGCGAGCCAAGACCATGCAAAAGAAATTGAAGATGTTAAGCGTACTGCCATTGCTAATGCTGGTAAGCGCGTGCCAATCGATCCCGGTTTCTGCCGACCTACCGGACAAGCCGAAAGCACCGCGTCCGGAAGTAATGGACAAGACCTTGCCGGCGCCGCTTTTCTTCCAGAATTCTTTACAATCGAGCTTCGACAAGCTGCTGCCTTCGCCGACGAAATAACGGCTGATATGCGCACACTGGTTAGGCGCGCTGATGAGGCGGGGTGTTTTCAGTAAATCTCAGGGATAGTTTCAGGGATAATGCAGGGGGAAAGAGGGGTATTTGAGGGTTATCTGATTTCGCCTCGCCGACCTAAGTCATTGATTTATACCCCTTTATATCCCCTAGCTTACCTAAAAAACTGCCTCATCCAAGTTCGAAACTTGTACTTCCCACCAGAATTCCAGTATTGGTCTGCAAACAAAAACGCCTGACGGTTTCCCGTCAGGCGTTTTTGTTTGGCATAGAACGTTAGCAAAGGCCCTCTTTCAGAGGTCTATTTTTAATAACTCATTACTTTCAATACTCTTTGCACCGGTACGAAGAGTTGTTGTACGAAGAGCTTTGGAAGCTGCTTTCGCAATTTTCTTGCGCGCTTCGTCAGCCTTTTCTCCTTCCAACACTTCTCTCTTGATGACTTCATTCAAAAGGACGGATTTAATCTGTTCGTTATCTATCCGTACATCAGGTGACACGCGTTTGAGTTCTCGCCGGACTACATCCATGACAGGATCTGTTTGAAGTATTGCGCCAACAAAAAAGCGTGATAAGGCCTGCTTTTGAGTATGGTATTCGCCAAGAACGGAGCGCTGCCAACCTTCTTTACACCAAAGATATAGCAATTCCAGATCGCCTTCGTTACGCGAGCTTAGTGAACAAAAATCAATATCGACGACGAGTTCTTGATCGATAGGTTTGGCAAAAATAAGATGATAAACACGCCAACACGTACCATTGGTCAGTAATACCCAATCAACGCCCTGATTTGCAGCGTAGTCGATGGCCTGTTTTACGTGGCTATCTTTTAAGTCGTGTCCAATGGCTTTGACTTCAATAAGCGTTTGTAATACGCCGTCAATCTTGATGGCTAGATCACAGAATGTTCCTCTAATAGAAAATTCAGATGTGATCTCGGTGTACTTATCGTAGCCGAATATTTCAGCCAACATGTCTTTGATAATTGTAACGGTGTCCGCTTCACCCACATCGCGAGCTTTTGCAGCAGCAAGAATTGGCTGATATTTTTTAATACCTGCGACCAATCGCTCTTGTACCTTTTTTGATATAGCTGCCATCAAATTCCCCCTTTGATATGCGGTGTCCCGGCCCCCGCGATGCCTTTAATTTATATTTTTCATCCGATTATTTTTCTTTGTTTCAGGCAACAAGTAAAACACTGTTGAATTTATATTCAAGCGCAAAAATCCAGCGGCAAACGGCGAGGGAAGTGCTGGCCCTTGCCGGGGTGATCCGCATCGCGCAACGTGCGCCAGGTGTAGGCGAGAGCGGCTTCGACAGCGGTTGCGGCATCTTCGCCTAAGGCCAGACGGCCGGCCAGTGCGCTGGCGAGGGTGCAGCCTGAGCCGTGGTAACTGCCGGGCAGGCGGTCGCAGGTAAAAGTTTTGCTGCTGCCATCGCGGGAATACAAGCGGTTATGTACTTCTTGTTCATCGCCGTGGCCGCCGGTAATCAACAGGTTCTGGCAGTAAGGCAGCAGTTTTTCTGCGCATTGATCGGCTGTGCCTTCCGGCAGTTCGGCCAGGATGCGGGCTTCCGGCAGATTCGGTGTGGCGAAGCTTGCCAGCGGCAATAAACGTTCACGCATCGCATAGCCGACTTCATCCTTCCCCAGTGCACCACCACCACCGGCGCGCAATACCGGATCGCAGACGATAGGGATATTCGGCAAGCCGCGCAGTATTTCCGCAACGGTATCGACCATTTCAAGCGAACCCAGCATCCCGAGTTTGACCGCGGCGATTGTCAGGTCGCTGGTCACTGCGCGTGCTTGCGCAAACACCCATTCTGGATCGAGTACACGGAAGTCCAATACATCTACCGAGTTTTGTACTGTGAGTGCAGTGACGGTGGGCGCGGCATGGCAGCCTTGCGCCATGATGGCTTCGATGTCGGCTTGCAGGCCGGCACCACCGCTAGGGTCGTGGCCGGAGAGACAGAGAACGATAGGACGGGCAGTATTCAT